CCATCAAAGGCGTTGTAGGTATTAGAATTTGTAGCTAAGTTTGAAGTTGTGAGGGTGTACCCACCGTGGTTGGTCACGGTAGTGGCATTTGCGAAAAGATCCGAAGGGGGTTGTTCAGAAACCACTGCAAACTTATTCATGAAAGTTCCCGAAGAATCTAAGAGTTCACCGGTAGTTCGGTCGTATGTCACAATGTTCGCAGCCACGTCAGCAACCCTGAGTGTATCGATGAAGACGTTACTGTCAAACTTAAGTCGACCACCTATATCGATATTAGACGCAACATCTATACCCCTTTCTGCATCCGTAGAGATGAATGTACCCGCAGATTCGATATTAGAAACTGCGGAAATAGCGGTAATGACGTTAGAAAAACGCACGGGGCGTGCGACTACGTTACTCTCGGCACAAACCTGATCTAAACCATGTGAAGCTGACACCGTAAACACACCCAAGTTCAAATTACTCGCGGAGACGTTACCATGAACAGTCAACACATTCGAGCCTTCATCATCGATGTGTACGTTTGAACCTACACTTAAATTAAAAACAGGGGCTGTGTTTTGAATACCGACATTACTATCGGTAACCAGACCTACACCAGCATAATCCGTGGCGGAACTAAATTTAACAACGTTCGCAGAGACGTTTCCTTGATTAATAATAGCTTCGAGAGTTGTTGCAATATTTGAGAGAAGACCACCATCACCCTCGAAGCGACTCGCGTACACTTTACCGTGGACATTCATAGTCGTAGAGGGCTCAGAAACATCTTTATCGATTATGATTTTATCAGCAATACTGAGAGTATTCAGTGGGTTAGAATTTTGAATACCAACGTTACTCGCCGTGACGATACCTACACCCGCATAAGCAGCGGGTGGAGCGTTAAATTGAACAACGTTCGATACTAAATTTCCCTGGTCGACGATATCACTGAGTGTCGTGGCGATATTAGAAATTAAACCACCATCACCTACAAAAAATGAAGCTCCTACATTACCGGTGACGTCCAAAACATTTGAGGCGTCACCGTTTGCTGTCAAATATGAACCCACATGTAGGTTACTTAAAATTTCGACTTCACCAGTAAATGTTTGGATATTAGTCTTTACCATTTAATAGTACCTGAGAAAATCTTATACACCTTTTTCGTCTATAAGATTTTGGTTTATCATTAGAATAAATGTTTAGTACCCGAATGTATGTGTAAGGTCGGGTGATGGTGCGGTATCTACTATAGACACAACCCTTCCATCGTCAACAGAAGCACGACTCATGTACTCTATAAAAATATCGTACCCATCCTGAGCGTCTAGTGCTATTGTCGACGCGAGTGTAATTTTAGTCTTATCCACCGCCACGGTAGAACTCCATGGATTGGGATTTAAAACACTTCCAAATATATTTTTAGTACCTATTGAAATGTTTCTGGATGGTGTGGAGCCATCCTTTTTACCACCGGATACTTCGAGAATCATCGTGCTTATATCTTCTGTAGCATCTATGAGTTGTGCAGTAATTTTTGCATAAAAAATGTTTGAAGTAAAGTTTATATCGATTGAAGGTGTTCCATGCCCCGCAGAAACAGTTCTAGAAAGACTGTATGTCTTTTTAGTATAACCTCCAGTGTTTGTCACGAGACCACCAGTAACATATACGTTATTACCTACAGTCAGGTTCGAGCTTACAAATGCGTTACCTACTACATGAAGGTTGGAATTGGGTGTCGCAGTTCCCAAACCAACACTCGCCGCAGCTGCATCAACGTACAGAATATTAGAACCAACCTTTAGGTCACCTTGGCCCGTGATTCGTACCTTTTCCTCACTATTATTTACGTTAAAACGAATATGTCCTCCAGATTTTGTGTTGACGTGCGTAACACCACCCGCAGTTTGTTTGAGAGCATAATTACCAGATGTATTATTATCGGTGTGTGCGAATGCTGCATGATTCGTCTCACCCGCGTATCCTACAGCGGCGTAACCAAGGATTGACGTGTTATTTCCACCTGGACCCACGTGTATATTTGAAGACACATACGCATTCCCGTTGACGTGAACATTAGCATCCACGTTAGCGTTTGTCCCGAAACCCACGTTCCCTACGTTGTAGTAAATGTCTGTACCCGTAGTGACCCACGGGGAAGTCACGAATTCCCCGTTGGTGTCAAACAAAGTTCCATTAAACTTAATATCACCTTGGACATGAAGGGTTTTTTCTGGTTCGGTGGTACCAACACCAACCTTATTGTTTACAGCATCTACATGGAAAGTATTTGTATCTACAGTTACATTTGAAGAAATGTATGAATTACCAGTCACTTGAAGATCATACACTGGGGTCGCCGTTTTAATACCGATTTTACCCGTAGTCACAAAACTCGTATCGTAATGACTTTGATTATTATTAAATTGAATGACGTTAGACATGGTATTTCCGTTATTTGCCACATCTTCGAGAGTCGTCACGAGTCCCGTGAGTTGACTACCGTCACCGTGGTACTGTGCCGCATAAATATCTTTTATGACACCGAGACCACCCGCTATAGTGACTGCACCACTCGTATTGGAAGTTGCTACGGTTGTATCAGTCACATTGAGGTTATCTACTTCGGCACCCTCAAAGTTTACCGCGCTTCCGTATATAGCACCCGTGACACCTAGGCCACCAGTAACAATCAGGGCGCCATTCCCCTTGGCTGAAGAAGGTGTACCATTAGTTACTTTCGTGATACCGTCAAATTCAGCTGTGGAACCAAATAAAGCCCCAGTTATACCCGTTCCACCCGCAACTTGAAGAGCACCCGAAGTCTTATCAGTCGCAGGTGTAGTGTTTTGAATGATTGCGCTATCGAGGGTAGCGGCTTCAAAGTTTACATTCTTCGCATGAATATTTTTACCCACACCTAGGCCACCTATGATGGTAACCGCACCGGTTGTTTTACTCCCCGAATCTGTACCATCCGTTACCACCGAAGATTTGGAGCGTGCGACAGCCACATTCGAGTTTCCGTGAACATCTAGTGTATACGCGGGAGCCGCCGTAAGTACACCCACACGATTAGTAACCGAATCTACATGGAAAGTACTCGTATCTACTGTAAAATTATTTTGAACTTGAAGATTGCCCAAAACATCTAGGGTTACGTTGTTACTATCGGGGTTAATAACTGTATCTACAAAACTATTTTGTGTATACCCGATGGAAAGACGTTCAGGTGTTTCATTACCGTGATGTGCGATGGCGATGTTATGCCCGGGGTACTCCATGAGTATTCCTACATCGAGGGCAGTTTGTGTATTATTATTCGCGAGGGTGAGAATACGGTCTTGGATGACAGTATTATTAGAGTTAACGACGAACACATTTCCATTTTGAATAATATCACCAGTAACCTGCAAACCACCGGTGATGACAATATCATCACTCGATTTACGTATGATCGAATCTTCTAAGAAATTATTTGTACCGACGATGGGAAACTTATTCACTGAAAGACCAGCTATAGAGATATTACTACCGAGAGTTACATCAGAAGAAATATGTGCATTTCCCGTGACCTCTAAATCAGCTGCAGGTGCTGCCGTTTTAACACCAATCTTTCCACTAGAAACAAAACTCGTATCTGTACCAGTGAATTGAATAATATTTGAAGTTGTATTTCCATTTTCCGAAATAGATTGTAAATTTGTTGCGATATTTGAAAGAAGTCCGCCATCACCCACAAACCTAGATGCGTATACATTATCTGTGACACCTATTCCACCCGCCACGATTACTGATCCGGTGGTTTTAGATGTGGATAAGGTTGTATCTTCAACGGTCAAACTATCAGCCACTACATCTTCAAAATTGACATGGGTCGCGTGAATGTTACCAGCAACACCTAAACCACCGGCTAGACGCGCAGCACCCGTGGTTTTAGAGGTTGTGGAAGTTGTATTGGTTACATGAAGACTATCGGCTTCAACACCTTCAAAATTCACCGCACTTCCATGTATAGCTCCAGTTATACCTAGACCACCTGTGACTATGAGGGCACCGGTTGTTTTACTCGAAGATGCTGTACTGTTAGTTACCTTAGTAATACCATCTAGCTCAGCCGTAGAACCAAATAACGCCCCAGATATACCTACACCACCCGTGATTTTGAGAGCACCAGTTGTTTTAGAAGAAGATACGGTTGAGTCGGTCACATTGATACTATCTGCTTCTACATCCTCAAAATTAACATGTGTCGCATGAATATTACCAGCAACACCTAAACCACCCACAACCTTGAGTGCACCGGTTGTTTTAGAAGAGGTCGCTGTTGTATCCGTGACAATAATACTATCCGCCTCAATATCTTCTAAATTGGCGTGCGTCCCATGAATATTACCCACTATACCTAAACCACCACCGATTATTAAAGCACCACTCGTTTTAGAAGTGGATGTATCGGTGGACGATACATAAGCATTACCGGAAACGTGAAGATTAGCATCAGGGAATTTGGTCTCGACTCCGACACTATGTGTCGTCGTGTCCACGTGTAAAGTGTCTGTATTCACAGTTAAATTAGACGACACGTAGACGTTACCAACCACGTGAAGATTTGCATCGGGTGAATTTGTTTCAATACCCACCGAATTTGTTCCAGAATCGACATATAATGTATCCGTGTCGACCGTAAAATTTGTACCAACTGTGAGGTCATTTGATATGTAGGTATTACCCACAACATGAAGATTAGCATTAGGATTCTTGGTCTCGACTCCTACACTATGTGTCGTCGTGTCCACATGGAATGTATCTGTATCAACGGTTAAATTAGCACTCACGTACGTATTACCCACAACGTGGAGATTAGCATTAGGATTCTTGGTCTCGACTCCTACACTATGTGTCGTCGTGTCCACATGGAAAGTATCTGTATCTACAGTAAGATCTTCAGAAATATATGTATTTCCCATAACTTGTAACGTTGCGTCAGGGAATTTAGTTTCAATACCAACGAAATGTTTCACTGTATCTACATGTAAAGTATTATTGTCGACAGTGAGATTTGAAGTTATGTATGTGTTACCAACTACATGGAGATTAGCATCGGGTGTGGAATTGTTTATACCAATTTTTTTAGTTGTAGAATCAACAAATAAAGTATCTGTATCCACAGTGAAATTATTTGAAACGTGAACATTATTATGTATTGTGTTACCGTATGTAAATTCCTTCGAAACTGCGTTGTACATGAGAAGGTTTGAGTTGTTCACGTTCCTCACTGGATTGACAAAAAGTGCGTTTTGTGTGGTGGTATTATTGAAACCCCCACCATCTATACCACCGTTTATGATAACAGATCCCGCAGCTTGACCTGTTGGGTATCCCGCGTAGTACCCTATAGCTATGGCACCCTCACCTTGATTAAACTTACCCGCACCATCACCAATGGCAATGGATTTTTGACCCTGATTTTGACTACCAGCATCCTTACCTATAGCAATCGAATTACCCGCTTGATCCTGACCACCGGCGTTTTCACCGATGGCGATGGAATACGCAGCTTGATTTTGAAAAGCTGCTTTATCACCGATGGCTATAGAACTCACACCTTGCCCAGTTTCACCAGATCTTTCACCAATGGCGATGGAAGACTCTGCTTGTGTGACACTACCCGCTTGATAACCAATCGCTACAGAGTTGGATTGTTGACGATCATAACCAGCTCGGTACCCCAAAGAAATGAGATGTGCGTTTGAACTTGGGTGAATGGTAGCACCCGTATCTGTACCTATGAGTAAACGATCATACCCAGAATTATCAACACGCCGGGTGGCGGCTATTGTTCCGTTGACATCCAAATCCTTGGTGGGATACAATTGGTTAATACCGACACGATTTGTGACTGTATCAACATGTAATGTATTTGTATCGACAGTAAGATTGGAACTCACGTACGCATTTCCCACGACATGTAACTCAGCGTCCGGTGTGTCTGTTTTTACACCTATCTTGCTATCAATTAAAGTGTTTCCACCGATACTCAAATCCCCAGAAATATCTGTATTTCCAATAACATTCAAAATATTTGAACCAAATTCGTCCACGAAAAGATTCGAACCCACGTCTAAAGTGTGTATGGGGGATGTATTTATGATACCCACATTTGATTGTGTAAATAATTGACCGTACACATGTACGTTTATATCTTCACTCGTAAGAGGGGTAATGGTATGACCCGACGCACTCGAAGTTGTGTACCCAATAGCAAATTCTTTTGAATTTTCCCGAAACCCAATCCCCACATTTGAACCGGGGCGATTTAAAAGAAGACCAAGATCTAAAGTTGAATCACTTCCAGTATTATCTTTTCCCAACTCTACGAGAGCGTCGGTTATGGTCGTGTTATTGGAATGTAAAGTTGTGACGAGACCATTAAATGTCGCGTCTCCATCGACCACCAAACTATTTTGAATGTATGTGTTTCCCAGAACTCGAAGTGTATCCGTCGCAGATTGATTTACGAAAACTTTTGAACCCACTGAAAGAGTATCCACCGGTGCAGCGTTTGCAATACCCACATTTGAAAGGGTTGTAAAACCTGTCGCGGTATTATTAAATGAAACTATATTTGCCGTCACATTTCCGTTCTGTACAGCTGCCTCGAGAGTGAAATTAAGAATATCCTCTGCGATGGCATCGGAGTCCATAATTTCCTTGGTCACTCGATTATATGCCAATACAGTTATATTTCTATCTGAAAGATCTGTTCTTAAACGCAGGGGTGTCATATAGATAGAATTTTCAAATGCAGCATCGATTTCAACGTTACTCGCATTGAACACGACTGTGTTTTCTGCCTGGTCATTGTTACAATTTTTACCGAACCTGATCTTGGTGGACCGCTCCACCGTAGGCAAGTTCTTGACCATTTAATATACAATGGCATTTTTAATTTGCATAAAGCAATGCTGCCATTCCATTTTCAACCCGTAATATATTATAGTTTATTGCGTATATAGGGTCGAGGATATCCACAGATTCGCTCATAATCTTTGCTGAAGTGATACGACTGAAATTCAGTGTACCAGTCGGCTGGTGTGAACTTGTAGATAAACAAAATGGATACAAGAAGAAATCTGGGGATGCCACAAAGTTTGTGTGATAATAATGCATCACATCAATGAAATGAGGTTTACCCCATCTATAATTGCTTAAATCGACACCATTTATATTTAATTTCACCCTGTTTGTCGCCGAAGTGAGTGCGCTATCGGTTGTTGTATTGGACGAGGCTAGGTACTTCACTGGGTGATTAAACGTAAGTTCTTGAACGGTCGTTCCGGAAGCGACATTCTTTTGAACCTGTGTTATCAGCATATCATGTTTACGTGAAACGACCTGACTACGTTCTTCGTTATCTAAATAAATATAATTTGCGAAAGCTTCAATATTTTTATTAGTAGCGGCAGAACCCCAATAGATGCGAAGCTCCACGTTATGATAGTTTAAGGCTACGAGCGGCAACGAAGACTGTGGTGACTCACAAAAAAAGAAACGTAGGGGATAAAAAAACGAACGAGCAGAAATACCTGGGTGGGTACCTTGTGCACTTTTAGAAACGTTTTGAGCGAACGTATCGACGGCAATATTCTCGGTGAACACAGCATCTTGAGTGTCTATAACAGAACCACCAATCAAAAGTTCAACCTTCTCGATAATGTTATCCCATCTTTGGGTGTCGAGAGCCTCTGTATTGTTATCCATCGTAAAATACACGTAATTGAGAAGATCACCCGATCTCTCGAACTGAACACTGGACATAGAATTGTTTTTCACCGCTCCGTGGATTGTTTGTTTTTCAACGGATTGTGAAAAATTAGCATGGCGTTTGAATGTTGAACTGAAGAAAGATATTTGAGGATCACCCACGATAAATTTATCCTGGGCTCCTATGGCAATCAATTGAACAACACCGGCAGACATGGTAATACTAATTTAAGGGGAGAAAAATTACAGGTTGGGTTTTCTACAAACGAAACGAAGAACTAAAAAGTTATTCTCAGCGGGATTTGGGGGAGTCACAAGATTTGCGTCCTGATCCCGTATATTTACAGTAAATCTATCGATCGAACGAATTGGGTTTACGTATTGTGTTGCAACGGGGTAGTCATCTTTAAAACTTATTATACCTGTATCATCGGCAGTGACGAGACTAGCGAATGAGTTTCTAAGAATGCTCAAGGATGATTGACCTGTGAGAACATTGGAGGCCCTGTCAGAGAAAATGGAGTCAAGTTCATTTATAGATATGTAACAATGTTCGGTCGCCGTAGTCGTATTGATACGCGCACCGACAAGCCTGGCCTGAACCACATTCTTCAATGGCTGTTGAAGATGACAAGTAAAAGTATTTGCATTATCCTGACCCACACTATCAATAGTGATGGTGTGATATTCATAATTAAGATCTGGAATCATTTCCGTTGGCGATGTAATCAGGGCCATTTATTATTAGCTTAGATTAAAGATCCACCGATTCCGTCAGCGATCTCGTAACCAGCGTGGGCACCGACTAATTCCTGTGCACCACAGAGACCACCTGGGGTGAGACCAACCGAGTAAGGGCTATCCTTTTTGCCCCCACCAGCAACACACTCAACATCAGACTTGAGGTCAAAAAGAGACTCCTCACTGACGGGTGTAATAGTAATTGGCCTGGGTTGGTACTTAGAGCTTCGTACATTCATGAAACCAAGAATGGTGATGAGAATTATCAACACGGTCATCGCCACGAGAGCGTTGCGATCGGCGCGGTTGAGATTGAGTTTGAACATTTATAATAGACATATATAATTTTTGAAGTGCGTTAAAGACATTTTCTTAGTTTCTACATAGAGAGTAGATGGACGAAGAAATCGTACTCGACAGGGGTCAAACGAATGTGATGAAATTAGATGCTGATGAGCAGGCACTCATGGATGAGATTCAAATTTCCGCTCCTCGACCGAAGCCGGTACCCAGACCCACCACACGACCAATGCAAAGACCTGGAACTGCCCAACACCAAGAAGCGATGGATGCTTTTGTAAATCCCAACAAACAGAGTGTTCCAGTTCAGAATAGGGAAGATGAAGAGATTGATTACGGGGAAGATGAACCGATGATGTTCGATGATGAACCCATGGGGCCAGGGCCGGGTGAACAGGCGGAACAACCTTCCAAGGGGTATACATCAATTGATGAGGAAAAGGCGGATCTTGTTAATAAACTCGGAAGGTTAGAAAAGAAGGGGTTCGCTGTGAACAAACGACTGAATGCATACTCAGGGGTTGATGAACTCAGATCAGAGGTTAAGCGTATCACGTATAGCATAGACGTAGAACAATCTGTTCGGTTTTCGAGGCGTATGCTCATCGCATGTGTAACAGGGCTTGAGTTTCTTAATAAGAGATACAACCCCTTTGAGGTTCAACTCGAGGGTTGGTCTGAGTCTGTGATGGAGAATGTTGACGACTATGACGGAGTCTTTGAAGAACTGTATGTGAAGTACCGCTCGAAGGTTAACGTTGCACCAGAGGTCAAGCTTATCATGATGTTGGGTGGATCAGCAATGATGTTCCATCTTACCAATTCTATGTTCAAATCGGTTATGCCCAACATGAATGATGTCATTAAGCAGAACCCAGACCTTGTTAAGAATATGATGAGCGCTGTACAGAATACCACACGCGCACCGGGAGGTCCCTCTGTGGACGCACCTGTAGGAGGTACGGGACAATACGAAATGCAAGGACCGGGTATGGACATTTCGAATTTGATGGGTAATATCATGATGCCCCCACCACCACCTATGAACACCACCATGGGACAATCAAATTCGGTTGATCCCATCATGGAAGAGGAGGATGATCTCTCTGATATTATTTCCGTATCAGGAGATTCTACAGGTGGTGAAGTCAAAGAAGTTAATGTTGGTGGAGCCAAACCCAAAAGAACTCGTCGAAAGAAGAAGACCGAAATTAATCTCTAAATATATATAAATGATAGCGTATTGTCCGCTTGAGGAGCTCGAGCCTCCCGTTCGACAGCAAGAAGTTGTCGCCGAGGCCAAGGCCGAACCTGTAAAGTCTCAGGTCGGTCGTGAAGAAACTGAAATGAATTACGTCATCATGGCTTTCATTGTTGGCGTAGTCGCACTAGCCATCTCTGATTCCATCAGGGCATAAATGTTGAATCTACCGCGGGGTACTCCCTCGTAGTAAATTTAATGAGTAAACGTTACCAATTGTGTTCCCGAGAAATTATCAATACCTGGATTATTTGTTCGAACTTCTGTCAATTTAGCACCTTGAGATGTTATAATTTCAACAAAAAGGTCGTAATAATACGTACGTCCCGATGTCACTTCTGGGGCGAAAAGAATACCGTTTTTACCTGTCGTAACCGTGGGATTCCATGGGTGTAAGTTACCACCGCCGAAAAGACTTTTATTACCCATCGTTATATTTTCGGATGGAGTCGCCCCGTCACGTGTACCACCTTGAACTTCTATGACTAAAGTACTCATATCATTCACATTAAAATCAGATCTCAAGATGGCAACAATCTTAGCATAAAAGGAATTATTATTGAATCGTAGCTGTACATCCTGACTTTCTTGGTTCGTACGTGTAAAGGTTTTTGAGTATCGTTTACATGCGACCTCATTCGAGTTGGAAATGAAACTTCCACCTACTTCGAGTGCAGCTGTGGCATCCTGGCCACCGAGGTCTACAGCGACTTGGTTACCCAAATCAATTTTACCATCGATTTGAAGGTCACCAACAATTTCAGTATCGCTATTCACGATGAAACTCCTAACTGGATCGATAAATACATTACCCGTGTGGTCACCATAGATATTGGACACTCCGCCAGTCGTCTTGAACTCGAGAATAGCATTACTCGTCGCATGTTCTAAACGAGTCGTACCGTTATACACAGTGAAATGCTCACTGGGGTTTACGGTACCAACACCCACATTCGAAGTATGTATTATGTGTATACCATCCCCTTCTGTACCATTGTTCACAGCACCTATCACCGTACCATGCACAGAATGGGTGGAGTCACTAAAACCTCTCACGTATCCACCGTAATTATCATTAGTGTTTAACGTTAATCCAACCTTGTTATTTGTACCCGGATTTTGGAGTTTGAGAACATCTATGTCTCCGGTCGCATCGGAGTATATATGAACATTTGATTCTGGTGAATTTGTACCGAAACCCACGAGACCTTCATTTGTAAATCGTGCATATTCGGTACTGGTACCAGACACCTTTTGTCGGAAAACTAAAGGTGCATTTCCAATAGATTCTATTAAATTTACTGGACCAACCGCAGCTGTAAATATAT